CCGCCTGCGCCAGCGGTTATGGTGATCGTCGCGCCCTGAATCACCCCCGTGGAGCTGCCAGAGGTTATCGAGACGGTGCCGCCGCCCGTGTTGGTGCCGACTCCATTGCGCCCAGTGATAGTGACCCCACCACCATCACCAGCGAAGGCCTGACCTCCCTGAACTGTTGTCAAGCCGCCAGTGCCGGAGGTAGATGTTCCAGCCTGTAGTGTTGCAGCGCCACCATCTCCAGATGTTCCACCGCCTGCGCCGCCTTGAATAAGTAAAATTCCACCAGCAGCAGTAGCACCGCCCTGACCAGCTGCTATGGAAAGAGGCCCTCCAACCCCTGTTCCACTTCCCACGCCTCCGACAACTATCATCTCACCACCAGATGCGCCGGTACCACCACCGTTACCAGCACTTAGGGTAACGTCTCCACCAGCCCCGCCAGCTCCAGTACCGCCGCCAGCGCCAGCAGTAACGTTGATTGCCCCGCCTGCGATCGCGCTAGTGGAGTTCCCCGCGGTAATTGTGACGGCACCACCTGCACGGTTCGTACCAACGCCCTGAAACCCCAAGATGTTGACTGCGCCGCCATTACCGTCTGAGGGGTTTCCGCCCTGCACAGTGACTGCGCCACCGTTGCCAGCGGTCGGGCTGCCGTTGCCCCCCTCGACAAAAACTGCGCCGCCGGTGCCGCTAGTAACGCCCGCCTGTCCGCCACGAAGATACGCGCGGCCACCTGCACCTGTCGTTTGCGCGTTTCCACCTTGGACACGAGCATCACCGCCGTTCGCACTACCGGAGCCGGATAGTCCGCCTATGAGAAAAGCGGCTCCTCCCGTGCCAGTTCCACTGCCGCCAGCAGTGATCGTAACGTCACCAACAATCCCAGAACCCGTGGCTGTGCCAGCGGTGATCGTAACCGCTCCACCGTCGCTGTTCGTGCCGACACCTTCTCGTCCAAGAATGCTGATTGCGCCGCCGGCTCCGTCAACTGGTAGGCCACCCTGAATCGTGAGCGCGCCGCCCGCGCCGGAAGTAGAGCCGCCTGCGCCGCCGGTGATCGTGACGCCTCCGCCAACGCCGGTGGCGCCGCCCTGTCCGGCGGTGACGGTGATTCCGCCACCCGTAACAGCGGTGGTCGAATCCCCCGCTGTGATCGTGACAGCGCCGCCTGTGCGCGAAGTGCCCGTCGCGTTGCGCCCGGTGATCGTAACTGCCCCGCCGTTGCCGTCGGTGGCCGCCCCGCCGCGCAGCGTAGCCGCGCCTCCGTTGCCGGTGGTGGCGCTACCCGCGCCGCCCGTGATAGTCACTCCTCCGCCTGTGCCAGAGGTCGTCCCGCCCTGGCCGCCCGACATCGTGACCGCGCCGCCGGTGGCGGTGGTACCTCCGGTCGAGCCGATGAGCTCCAGGATGCCCGCGGCGCCCGCGCCCGTGCTGTCGCCAGCCCTGATCTGTATCGCCCCGCCGTCTTTGTTGGTACCGATGCCAGCGGAGGCGAGGACGTTTACCGCCGCGCCGTCGCCGGAGGTGGCGGCCGTGCCCGCCTGCACGGTGACCGCGCCGCCGTTTCCGGAGGTGGAGCCGCCCGCGCCGCCGGTGATCGTGACCGTGCCGCCAGCGGACGTGGTGTTTCCCTGCCCGGCGGTTATGGCGATGGCGCTGCCGACCGTGCCTCCGCCGGCGGCGCCTCCCGTACCCTGGATCGTGACGGCGCCCGTCCTGCTGACGAGGATGTTGTCGATGCTCGCGCGGGCGCGCACGCGGAAGACCTCCGCCGTGCTAGCCGCGAGCGTCTGGACGTCCACGAGGTACTGCGCGCCGGAGCCGCCGGTGGAAGCCGCGGACTCGGTTATGGACATGCCGGAGATGCTGGCACTCGTGAGCGCCCACTGGATCGTCCTGGCGCCGTTGCCGAGCAGGTCCTCCCAGATCACCGCGCGCCTGGCGACGACGTCGTGGAAGACCTCCTTGGTCCCGGCGGAGAAGCTGACGAGCGCGCCGCCGTTCGAGCTCTCGATGACGGTGGTCCGGGCGAGGTTGTTGCCCGTCGTCCACGTGCCGACGCCCGACTCGAACTCGCCGGTCGTGCCGTTGACGATGTAGTAGAGGACGGTGTCGTTGTTCGCCGCGACGGCGGAGAACGCGCGGTAGCCGGTCTTCGCCCCGTCAAGGACGAAGGTGCCGGTACCGGTGGTGGTGCTGGTCTCCCAGACCCGGTCGCCTGTCACTCGGGCCATGGGTCACCTCGTGCGGCCCAGCGGCGTGGCGCGGCGCAACGCGCCGGCACGGCTACCCGCCGGAGCTGATGGTCAGCGTGTAGGTGAACTGGATCGAGTCGCCGTTTACGACGTTGATCGCGCTGAACACCTTGTGGTCCCACATGACGGGGCGCAGCGTGTACGCCTCGTTGCCCGGGGTGGAGCCGATGACGCCGGTCGTGTTCACCATCCAGCCGGAGGTCGCCGAGAACGACAGCGTGCCCACGCTGGTGGTATTCGAGGTGATGAGCCCGTGGCGCGCCGTGGTCGTGAACTTGACGACGTTCTGCGACTCGCCCCGCACGCCGGCGGCCGAGGCCGTGAGGGGCGTGCCGGTGGTGGTGAAGGTGTTGGCGGTCATCGCCGTGGAGGGCGATCCGGTCGTGCGCGAGAGCGTGGTGTCGTTGAACAGGCCCCACTCGGTCACCGCCTCGGTGCCGGTGTAGGCGATGGTCGCCACGCTCACCCACTTCTGGACCGTGCTGGTCTGGTCGTGCGTGAACACCTGGGTGCCGGCGACCGGGGTCTGCCCGCCGACCGTCGAGTCCGTCTGGAGCTGGAAGTCCGTGAACGCCGCAGCGGTCGCGCCGATGCCGGACGCGTGGTAGCGAAGGAGCTTGAACAGGTTGGTGACGACGGACGTCTGCGGCCACTGCGAGTCGCCGCACAGGGCGAGCACGCCGATGTTCGTGACCAGGCCGGAGCCCAGGTCGACGTGGCCCTCGTACTTGCCGCGGTGGAACAGCGTCGCGTGCAGGTTGGTGCCGAACTTCAGTCCGCGCGAGTGCAGGGCGGCGTGCTCGGGAAGGCGACCTTCAAATCGGTTGTACATGTCAGATACCCCTCAAGAGGTCCAGAAAGCGCCGCCACAGCGACGGCCGAGCGCGCCTCACGCGCACGGACAGCTTGCCCTCGAAACCAGCGCTCGCGTCCATCAGGGCATTATAGCACGGGCGCGGCGGGCGGTCCCTTCTGCGCCTTCCACGAGTCGCCGCGGGTGGCGTCCGGCTGGATGCTCCAGGAGGCACCCGTGCCTGCGACGGCCCACAGGGCCACGCGCATCGCGAGGTGCCACAAGCGGGAGGTCGTGACGAACTTCCGCCCCAGGCCGAGGACGAAGAACCCGATCAGGCCCAGGGTCGCGCCGAGGGCGCGGTTCGTCCGCTTGGCGACCGACCCTGAGAAGCTGAGGGCCGCCGTCATGACCTGGCCGAAGATCGCCGCGGCCGCGAGGGCGCCCGAGAAGGCCAGCGTGGCGGCCATCGCCTTGCCGTAGATGATGATCCGGGAGAAGGCCCCCGAGAAGGCCAGCGTGGCCGTCAGGAACCGGGCCAGGCGCTTCGCCAGCCCGCCGGTGAAGGCCAGGGTAGCCTGAAGCGCCCGCGACGTCCTGAGCGCGTCCTGGGCCACGAAGGACAGGGTCGCCAGCAGGCTCTTCCCGGCCCGCTTCACGAAGGCCCCGGAGAAGTTCAGCGTGGCCGTCAGGGCCCGGCCGAACACCGAGGCGGTGGCCATGGCCCCGACGAAGGACAGGGTGGCCGTCAGGGCCTTCAGGGAGAACTTCTGTCCTATCAGGGCGCCCACGAAGGACAGTACGCCGGACAGTGCCCGGAGCGTGCGCTTCGCTGTATTTCCTACGAAATTTAGCGTCGCGGCCAGGGGCCTGGACACTTGCTTGGACACCTGCCCGACGAACGTCAGGGCGGCAGTTATAGCCTTATTAGCCAGTTTAGCCTGGGCCCCGGCGAACGACAGGGTCGCCGCGAGGGCGAGCACCGAGAACTTGACGGCGGTCTGCAGCCCGGAGAAGGACAGCACGCCCGCAAGGGCGCGGTTGGTGCGCTTGACGAAGGCGGCAGAGAAGTTCAGCGTGGCTGACACGCCCCGTCTAGTGAACTTGGTCAGGGCCCCGACGAAGGTCAGGGTGGCGGTCAGGACGTGGCTGGTGAACTTAGTGAGGGCCCCGACGAACGCCAGCGTCCCGGAGACGGCCTGGTTGAAGACCGTCCCGCCCGACGCTGCGCGTCCGATCTGGAACGCATCGGGCTGGAACGCGTCGCCCTGGAACGCAGCGGTCATGGCTCGTCATCGCTTGTGCAGGGTGACGGCGAGGTCCTGCGCGGCTTCCTTCCAGAAGGACACCGCATGCTGCTGGTACTCCGAGTTGCGCGCGGCGATCGTCGGGTGCAGGCCGTAGCCTATACCCGGCTGGTCGAAGTCGCACGTGAACCCGGTCTGGTCGACGTAGTTCTGCGCGTCCCGCCACTCCTTGTTGAGCTGGAAGAACCAGGCCTCGGTCACCGGCGTGTGCCCTGTCTGCAGGTAGGCCTTGGACGTGCACCAGTGCGGGACGACGACCACCACGCTGGCGTCGGGCTGCAGCACGCGGTACAGCTCGTTCATAAAGTGGACCCGCTCGGCCGGCGCGAGCAGGTGCAGCAGGTAGTCGCAGTTCACGGCGCCGACCGTGCCGTCCTCCCACGGCCAGCGCTCGGTCAGGTCCGCCACGACGTCTACGCTCTCGTGCGGGACCTTGTCCACGCGCTTGAACGTGCCCTTCTTCCACTCGCCGGTGGCGTCGCCCACTCCCTTCCCGCCCTTGCCGGACCCGAGGTCCAGGCGCAGCAGGTCCGCGACGTCCTTCTTGACGTGCTCCGTGAACTTCATCTTCCGCTTCTTGGCCATTATTTCTCCAGGTACTTTACTATCTTGTCGCTGTTTTGCTCGTACCACCCTAGCTTCGTGTTACAGCCGCGACACAGAATACCACGCACCTTACCCGTGGCGTGGTCGTGGTCCACGTGGGTGTGACGCGGCTTGATCAACGGCTGCGCGCAGATTCCGCACTTGCCGCCCTGCGCCGCGATCATCGCCAGCTTGTCTGCGTATGTGATGCCGTACGACCTGACGTAGTGGGCATTGCGCTGCTTCTCCACGTGCTTGTTACGCTGATGGGACTCGCGGGCCAGTTCGTTGTGGCGATCCCGGTTGTTCTCTCGCCAGACGCGCATGTAAGCGGTGCGCTCTGCGCGCTGCTCCGGCGTGCGCGCGTACGCGGCCTTCCTGGCCCTGTACCCCATGACGTCCTTGGCCCGATACCTAGCGGACTTGTTCATGGCATCCCCGATAGAGTTGGTCACTATCATTCTACCACGCCATATCCGCGGACACGTCGTAGTGGCCCACCTTGACGCCGCAGTCCACGGCGCAGCGGTACCCGTACTTGCGGGCATCCGTCCAGAAGTACAGGTCCTGCGTGCTCACGCCGCCCTCGGTCTGGGTGATGAACCAGGGCCTGCGAAGGCGCTTGTCCTTGAACATCTCCAGGCGCCACAGGTTGAAGCCCATGCCCGTTCCGCAGCACTCTACCAGCCCGCCGCCGAAGTCCGGCATCTGCGGGCGGAAGTTTAGCACGGGGTCCTTCGGGTCTCCCCAAATCTGCGGCACGCCGTCGTACCCCTTGGTGTAGTACAGCCCGCCGACGCAGGACAGGCGCGGGTTGGCCTCCATGCGCGCGACCAGGCGGAGGACGCCCTCCGGCGGCGGCATGTTGTCGGCCTCCAGCGTCAGGATGTACTCCCAGGTGGATAGCTCCGGGTGCGCCAGCACGTTCTCTATGGCCTGCGAGTACGCCTTGCCGACCTCCACGCCCACGGCGAGCAGGCGCGCGACGCCGTTGTTCGGCGGGTAGATCAGGGACTCGTGGGTCTCGGCGACCTTCGTGGGGATCAGCGCGTCGGCGGGCTTCAGCCGGATGATGCGCTGCCGCTTCCACGCGGCGGACTTCTTCAGCCTGGTGTGCGTCCTCTCGGGCGCGGCGTTGTGCGCGCCCTCCGTGGACATGACCTGCAGCAGCAGCTGTGGCTTCATCAGTAGGTGGTCTTCTGGTAGTTGAGGTACAAGCGTCCCCTCCCTGTGGTGGTAACGGGCCTCATGTCGGACGTCCCGAGCGTGCTGAACGGCCGGGACGAGGTCGTGTTGACGAAGCCGTGCCAGCGCTGCACGTCGGACGACGAGTTGGACACGGACTGCCCGAACAGCTTGTACGCCGCCAGCGGCGCCTCCAGCAGGTGCATGCGAGACTGCGCGCTCTGGAACATCGTGCCGGCGGAGTAGTTCGTGCCGGTGGAGCTCGAGGTGCTAGTCATGCAGCGCGCGAGCCAGTACTGGTCCGGCTCGATCGAGATGTTGAAGCCGAACGGCATGAACTTGCTGCCGGAGACGCGCGCGATCGCGCCCGTGATCAGCGTGTCGGCGAACGTCGAGTTGAACGTGCCAGAGGTAGTCGTGCTGGTCGAGCGCGTGCCCGAGGTCGTGATGGAGCCGTACGTCACGCCGCCGGACGCGTCCCACTGGGACGGGTAGGACAGCGTCAGGTAGTTCGACACCGTCACCGTGCTGCCGCCGCTTACGCGCCTCTCCCACGTGGCGAGGATCGAGAAGTTCGAGCTCCAGACAGTCTCCAGGCGCGTGCTGCTGGCGCCCGAGCCGCGCTTGTACAGCGCCAGCATGTGCTCCATGGTCTGGTAGCGCGAGACCGACCCGGAGGTGTTGTACGAGAACGGCGTGCCCTGCAGGAACCCCGCCGCGTCGGCCATGATTACGTTCAGCTGGCCGCTGTCCAGCCCGTGCGGCAGGTGCAGCGGCTGCAGGTACCACGTGCCGATCCCGAACGTCGACAGGGACGAGTTCGAGTGGTTCGGCATGTCCGGCTCCCAGAACCCGCTCTCCACCCCGAACTTGTGCACCGAGTTCCAGTCCGACGGGCGCGCGAGGTCCGACCCGTTGGCGGTGGTCGTGCCGCCGGTCGAGTTGGCGACCGTGACCACGCCAGCCCAGTCGGCGACGGTGATGTTCTTTACGTGGGAGACCGCGAAGCCCATGTCAGAGCCCCAGTGACCTGCGCTGCGCTTTCGTCGGGCTGCCCACGAAGGCGAACGCCTGAAGGTTGCCCATGCCGTCGCGCGCCGTGAACACCTTGGCGAAGCCCGCCTTGGTCAGCGCCTTGGCCAGCGACTTCTCGGAGAAGCCCGTCTTGTGGCAGTAGTGCTGGTTGTCGCGGGAGATGTAGAGGCCCCAGCCGTAGATGACGTCGTGGAACGTGATCGGGTTCGGCCCCGCCATGTACCACACGTCGTCGATGTCCCGGTCCACCACCATCTCGAAGAGCCGCTGCATGTCCGGCACGATGATCTCGGCGAACCCGCCCTTCTTCAGCACGTGCCCGAAGCCGCGCAGCACGCCGTCCACCTCGTGCTTGTGGAAGTGCTCCAGGTTGTGCGAGCAGAAGACGGCGTCGTACCCGCCGGGCGGCAGCGACCCCATTTTCCTCGCGTCGTGCAGGATGTCCGGCTTCACGTTCTCGTCGATGTCCAGTAGGTCCTGGGTCCACCCCTTGTAGTGCGCGGGCAGGTCCCTTATCGGGCCGCCCCCCACGTTCAGCAACTTCATCAGATGTCTTTCACCTGCAGGTAGCCCTCGCCCTCCAGCGTGTTACCCGCGCTCGTGGTCACCACGAACGTCAGCTTGTACCGCGTGTTCGCCGTGCCGCCGAGGATGCGCTGCATCGCGTACACGCCGCTGTACGACGGCGCGCCCGACAGCGTTATGTCCGCCGGAAGAGCCGTGACGCTCGTCACGCCTGCCAGGACCTCGCCCACGGCGAGGAGCCCCGAGAAGTCCATCGAGTACAGCCGGTTCTCGGCTGGCTGCTTGATCAGGGACCCGGTCGTCATCAGAGACCTCCGTATTGCACGACGCGGGGCTTGTACCGCTGCCGCTCCATCTCCCTCGAGGCCTGGTTGCAGTACATCTCGAAGGCCTGCTTGCTCTCCGCGGCCTGCTTGTCGTCGCGGGCCTCGGCGTCCTGCTTCGAGTACGCCAGGTGCTTCATCCAGGGGATAAGGTGCCTGTGGTGCTGCACGTCGATCTCCAGGTCGTTGTCCTGGGTCGTGATTCGCGGGTACGGCAGGCGCATGATGTGCAGCCGGCACGTGTCGTTCGCGCTCGGGACGCGGAACCAGCGCACGTAGTTCTTCTGCACGCCGAGGACCCCGACCTCCACCGTGCCGATGTCCGTGTCGTCGAACGTGTACGGGATGTGCTGCCCGTACGACTCCGTGCCGGCGATGCTCAGGCCGGACTCGCTGATGAACTTCACGTCCCGCTTGGCCGTCATGAGACGGCCAGACCGGATGCGCAGGATGTGCGGGCTGTGCACCGACCACGGCTGCGACGCGGTGAGCGTTAGAGTGCACAAGTCCAGGCCCGGCGTGCCCGAGCCGAAGCCGGCGGCGCCGGCCTCGTGGATGCCCCCGGTGAGCCGGGTGAACATGTCCTGGGCGTCGATGATGTAGTTCAGCACCTCCGGGTCAGACCACAGGTACGGAGGGGCCTCGTCGCTCACCTGCGACCGGAACTCGGCGATGAGCTCCTGCAGTTCCATGGCTACTTACCTTTGGCCAGCATCTCGGGCTTGTACTTGTTCCAGATCGGCCGGATCTCGGTCTGGTCCACGCGCCAGCCCAGCTGGGCCGTCACGACTGCCGCCAGCGGCACGCCGCCGGCTGAGAAGTCCTTCGAGTTGTTGCGCTCGACGACCCTCTTGATCACCGCCAGGATCGCGTCGGCGCGGTCGGACGCCTCCTCGGGGGCCTCGTTCGCCGCCTTCGGCTCCGGCAGGGTCGCCGCCGTGGCCTCCTCGTCGAGGGGCGCGCCCTTGGCGTCGCAGCGGATGATCCCCTTCTCGAGGACCTCCGAGTGCATGGAGCGCGGGACATGCGTCGGCACGCCCTTGCGGAACTCGATGGAGTGCCCCATGATCGAGCCGAGGACGATGTTGCGGTTGGAAACGAAGAGGTACTGCTGTGCGGCTGTCGCCATGACTATTCCTTCGCAAAAAGAAAGGGCCCTACTCGAGGGCCCATTCTACTACAGGTTCTGCGAAGGCGGCTAGCTCGCGACGCGGTAGACCACGTACGTGCTGGCGGCCGTCTTGCGGACCCGGAAGATGCCCGTGGCCTGGTCTCCGACCGCGGCGTTGGACGCCACCGTCATGTTGCCGACCACGGTCACGCCGGTGTTCACGGTGATCGAGGCATCCTCGGCCGCGACCGTCGAGATGTTGACCAACGAGAAGTCGAAGCTGTCGTCCACCTGCATGCTGGGCAGGGCGGCGTCCAGCGCCGTGTTGATCGGCATCTGCAGCGCGCTCGCGCCGCTGGCGCCTTGGTTGACCGTGATCAGGCCACCCACGACTTCCGCTGCGGTGAGGGTCGCGCTGACAGTCTTGGCCGCCGGCGCCGCCTGGTGCTTCGGGCTTGAGCCGTCGGCAACAAACTTCGCGGTGGCGTTCGACGTGTACGGGCCGGCCATTCCGCCAACCGCGCAGCGCCACTTGGTGCCGGCGCTGTCGGTGATGGCGTCGCCGACCAGATACCGCCCGCTGGACGGCGGGCCGACCTTGGTACGGGTGAAAGCTGTCATGTTGCCTCCCGACCTTTAGGTCGTCTTCAGATTCTCGTTCTGGCGGTTGTCGACGTAGAAGTCGACCCGGAACTTCACCCGGCCGGCCGTCGCGTTGCCGTTCTGGTTCGCCAGGGTCAGCCGGAGCGCCTCGCCCAGGCCGGCGTAGCCGGTCGGGACAAACGCCGTGCGGGCCGCCGTCTTGATGTCCGTCGCGGCCATGTAGCGCGCGGCCGAGGCCGAGTCGCCGATCGCCGCCGTGGCGGTGCCAGTGTCGTTCGAGATCGTCTTCACGATCATGTCGCCACCGGTAACCACCGACCCGTAGGGCAGCGGGATGATGTCGTACACCGGGGCGGTGACCGAGAAGGCCTTGGACACGCCCGCGATGTCGAGCATGTTGTCGGCAGTCGCGATGTTGAACTCGAAGGTCGCCGAGAGCGCGTACTGCGCGGAGCGGGTTTTTTTCAGTGTGGCCATGGTCGTGCCTCCTTACTGTGCCAGGTAGACCGAGATCACGCCGAAGTCTTGCGACGTCGCCGCGCCCTGGCCGTACTGGGTGATGTACGACGGCTTCAGGAAGCCGAGGATCTTGCCGACCGCGATGGCCTGCTTGTTCTTGTAGTCCTTGTCGTCCTCGATCCATTCCGGCATGCCGAGGTCAGCCATGCCCATTGCCTGTGCGCCGCAGAACAGCGCCTGGCAGCCCTCGACCAGGCCGCCCGAGCCCCACTTGGAGCCGGAAGCCAGACCGCTGGTGTTGAACACGTGCCGGAACTCGTGGATCTCCACGCCGTCGACGTCTACGACGTCACCGGTGAAGAGCTCGTTGTCCCCGCCGCGCTTCTTCGCGTACTGCAGGGCCGCGAGGTACTGCGGGTCGAGCTTCAGCTTCGACATCGCAGTCGGGGTCAGGAACAGCTTGAACTTCTCGCTGCCGCCGTCGCCCCTCAGGCCGCGAATGTACTCTTCCTTCGCGTAGGCCTTCAGCTTGACGATCATCTCCCAGGAGGGAGTGTCGGCCGCGGTGACCGCGGAGGTCGCGCCGTTGACGGTGAACGAGCCGTCGGTACCGTTCCAGCGGAGCTTGCGCGCCGAGGTCGGGGCCGCGACGTCCGCCGCGAACTCCAGGTTGATCAGGTCCGAACCGGTCCTGGTCGCGCCGTTGTTCTTGAGCGTGTACGACACGCCGGACAGCGTCAGGAACGCCATCTGGTCGATGCGGTCAGCCAGCCAGTAGGCCAGCACGTCCCGCGAGGTCTCGCGGAACTTGACGATCGTCTTCTGGTCGGCCATGCGGCCTTCCGAGATGTTCGCATTCCGGAGCTGGTCGATGCGGATGACCTTGTCGTAGGCCTTCATGGCCTCCTCGTTGCCATCCAACTGGCGGTCGCCGGCTACGCCGTCGCCTTCCAGGTCGGGCACGAGGGTCATCACGGCGCGCGCACCTTTCTCAGTCTTGGTGAGCTCCTTGATGTGCTGGATCATCGCGTTCGGGCCATCGCCCGTGTGCTTGCTGACGAACGCCATGTTTCGCGCGTACTTCCACAGGTCGCGCGACCAGACGGTCTTCTGCTCGGTTGTCAGCAGGGTAAAGTTCGTTGCGGTCATGGTCCACCTCTCGTTCGATGAGAAAGCTACTACCTTCCCTCATGTCGCCGAGGCTGCGGATGCGGCTTTAGGAGCCGGGGCCCCTGGCGTTGTCGCAGCCAGGACGCGAAACTACGAAAAAGCATAACACGATTTCACGGGGGCGTCAAATCAGGCGTCGGTCGCCCGCTTGAACGAGCTCGCCGGGAGCAGTCCCATCTCGCCGTCCGGGTAGAGCATCAGGACGTTCCCGTCGGGCATCAGCGTCCAGCACATGGCGTACGCCTTGCCGCCGTACCAGGCGTCGCCCATGAGGAAGCTGGACCGGAGGTTCTCCGGGAGTATCTTCAGCACCTCGTCGATGGCGCACGGCTTGTCGTGCAGACGGGCGAAGCTCGTCCCGCTGCGGTAGATCAGCGCCGCTTCTGCTACGACCGTGAAGACCGCCAGCAGAAGGAAGAATGTGACCACACGGTATGCTTTCACTTCTTCAGCGCGCGGTAGCGCGCAGCCGGAGCCACCGGGGCGCCGCGCAGGCCGGCCCGCTTCTTCTTCACGTTCGGTAGGTACCCTGCCGGGTTTCCCTTGGGCATCACACCTCCTTGAAGACCACGCCGACGCGATCGGCGCCGTTGGACAGGACGACCGTGATCCCGCGGGGCAGCACCGGGGAGTCGAACGACTTTCCGTCCTGGGCCAGCCCGGCCGCGGTCGCGGCCACGAGGTTCGCGTTACCGGTGGTCGACGCGGGTGTGTTGCCAGGGCCGAACGCCACGCCGCCGGCGTTGGCGGTGACCGTCAGAGCCAGGGCCGTGGTCTCGAAGTACCTGTTATACGTGTTGGTGGTGTCGCCGAAGTACACCCGGTACGACGCCGGCGCGGCGCCGGTGCCGGCCGCCCACGTGTAGGCGATGCTGCCGGTCGTGCCGGAGGTGATGGTGTCGCTCTGCTCGGTTGACCCGGCGGAGAACTCGCCGTGGCGGTCCACCGCCACGATCTTGGCGAAGTACGCGCCGTGGGCGTTCGTGAGAGAGCCGCCGGTGTCGGACGGGGTGCCGACTACCGACGCCGGCACACCCACGATTTCGGCCGCGGGGGCGCTGCGTATCTGCAGTGTCCCGGCCATAGTCTGCTCAGGCACCACTGCCACCAGCGCGGCGCGAACCGCCGTGACGGTGAACTCGGTCGTGGCGGCCGGGGTGCGGGCAATGAATTTCTCGGCCATGTCAGAAGGCCTCGTACGTGACGCCCGTCAGGTCCGTTCCGACGGACAGCTGGACCGTCAGGCCGTTGTAGAACACCGCGCCCTCCAGGGACTTGCCCACCTGGGTCAGGCCGATGGCGCACACGTGGATCACGTTCGCGCCGCCGGCAGTCGCCGAGTCGCGAAGGGTGATTGTCCCGGTCGTAGTCAGCTCCGGGTTGATGCCGAACACGCGGCAGCGCCGCGCGAAGACCACCTGTTCGCTGGTAACGCCCGCCGTACGAAACAGCGCCCTCATGCCCATAGCTCCTCCTTTACAGCATGTCGCCGCGCAGCCTCGCCTTCTCTTCGTCGCCCAGCTTGGCGAAGTCCCTGTCGCTCATCTTCGTGGCGTCAAGGGTCTTGTCGCCCGCGCCGCGCTTGTCGCTCGCCTTGCCAACCTTGTCGGCGTCGGCCGCGGGCTGCTTGCCCTTCGCCTCGATCCCGCGCCGGATGGCGTCCTCCTTCATCTTCGCCGCCTTCTCGGCCGCCTCCTTCTTCGCGGCCTCGGCCTTCTCGGGGTCCGCCTCGTCCTCTTTCTTCGCCTCCTTCGGCGCCTCCTTGAAGACGAACTTCACCGCCTTCTTCAGGGCCTCGGTGCTGCCGAGGCCAGCCGCCTCGTAGGCCCCCTTGAGCTCGATCAGCTCGCCGGTCAGGGCCTCGTCGAAGTCGTCGTGGTCGGGGTTCATGGCCGGGTGCTTGGCCTCGAACGACGACACCGCCGCGTCGTACTGCACGCGCTCCACCGCGACCGCGGTCGCGTACGCCGCGGCCTTGTTCGCGTTGCCCTGCGCGATATCCTGCATCTTGGCGCGCGCCTGCCTGCGCAGCTGCGTCACCTTCTCCTTGTTGCCGTCGGCCAGCGCCTGGTCGATCTGCTCGTCGATCGCGTCGAGCTCCTTCTCGGCCTTGTCCGGGTCCTCCGCCGCCTTCTTCTCCTGGGCGTCCAGCTTCGCCTTCAGGGCGGCCGTCTCGGCCTTCGCGGCCTCCTCGCCCTTGCGGGCCTTGGACACCGCCTCGTCGAAGCGCGCCTTCGGGATCTTGACCTCTTCCTCGGCCTTGGCCTTCGCCGCGACTTCCTCGTCGGCCTTGGCCTTCGCTACAGCCTCGTCGGCTGCCGTGCGCTCCTCCGCCGTCAGGTCGTCGTCCAGCTTGCTCTCGTGCGCGTCGCCGCGGTCCACGTTATCTTCTTCGCTCATGCGCTGCCCTTTCCTAAGGTTGTGCCGCCATGTTACCACCTTTCGCCGGCGCCGGCTTCGCGGCCTGCTTCACCGCGATGACCGCCTTGGCCTTCGCCTCCATCTCCTTCACGCGCGCCATCATCTGCCGCTCCTCCGCCTTCGCGGCCGCCTCCTCGCGCATCTGCTGCATCTTCTGGTCGTGGAGCTCCCGGCTCTGCTGCATCTCCTGGTCGTGCTTCTGCTTCGCCAGGATCATCTCGCCGTCCTGCCCGCCGGACTCGGCCTGGGCCTTGGCGAGGGTCTCGGCCGTCTTGGCCTTGTTGAGCGTGGCCTTCGACTCCTTCTCGACCGCGTCGCCCTTGAGGTTCGCGACCTCCAGGGACTGGGCCAGGGCCACGTTCTTCTTCTCCAGCTGCGCCTCGGGGGAGTTGGCCGCCTGCTCCATGTCCTTGACGATGTTCGCCTTGTCCAGGAGGTTGGAGTTCTTGATGAGGTACTTGTCGGGGATCTGGATGCCGAGCTCGCGCATCGCGATGCCCTGCTGGAACTGCGACTCCTCCAGGGTCCGCTTGGCGGACTGGCTGGTGATGACGATGTCGAACTCGCCCAGCGACAGGTCGTGCATGACCTCGCCGGAGCCGGGCTGCGGCTGGTTGACGGAGACCGTCTCCATCTCGCCGGTCAGATCGTCCTTCGTGATGTTCAGGATCCGGGGGTCGGTGTAGTACTGCTGGACGATGTCGATGATGCTCCGCGCCAGGATGAAGTCCGAGCGCTCCAGGTTGTCCAGCGCCGGGCGGAGCGGGACGTCGGCCGACTCCTTCTTCTCGCCGATGGCCTTGCCGGACACGTCGGCCCGGTCCAGGCCCATGACGCTGTCGCCGCGGCCGGAGATCGACTTGATCAGCTGCTCGGCCTTGAACGAGATGCGGTCGAGGCCCTGCGGGACCGGGTTCGGCGCGATCTTGACCACGTCCTTGTCGGGATCTCCCGCGATCTCCAGGACCAGGCCCGTCTTGGCGCCGAGCTCCTCGAGCTCCTCCAGGGTCATGTTGAGGATCGCGTTCGACCTCACCTTCCAGCCGGAGTTCGCCATGGTGTTGACCACGTGGAGCTCCTGGCTGGAGACCTTGTTGAGGTACTCCTGCGGGCCCAGCACGTGCTCGATCAGGCCGATCGTGCGGCCGTACCGGAACACCGGGAAGTAGGGCACGATGGTGAAGTGCTTGTACGGGCTCCACTCGTCCAGCAGGACGAAGTCGTCGGCCGTGACGGTCCACCGGATGCGCTTGACCAGCTCCTCCGACACGACCAGCTGCCCGTTCTCCGACAGGAACTGCGCGACCTGGTCGCGGGTCCACTCGTCGGGGATCGGGCGCTTCATGCCGAGCCGGACGTCGACGAAGACCCTCCGCTTCGTCAGCACCCGGTGCTGGCGCTCCAGCACCCGGATGTTCCGGAGCATCGGCTTCATCTCCTCCGTCACGACGGCCTGGGCGGCGATGCTGCCGCCGAAGCGGTCGTTGCCCATGTCGATCGAGTCGTAGCCGAAGGCCCACGCCGAGTCCACGCGCCGGCGCAGGGCGTCCGCGTCGGCCTTGTTGTACAGGAGCTGGATGTCGTCGCCGGTGAACCAGGACGTGACGATGACGTCGTTCCACTTGTCGGGGTCGTAGGCCGCGGCGTCGGGGTCCGGAAGGACGTTCCGCCCGTTCAGCTGCGTGATCGCGACGTCCCCGGCCAGGTTCTTCGAGAAGTCCAGCCGGACGTCGAAGTACCCGCGGGACGTGACGGCGCCGTCGGCGAAGACGGCGGACCGGACCCAGTTCAGCTGGTTCTGGTCGCCGATGAACTTGTAGACCTTGGTGTGGATCTCGGCCGCGTCGGGCGGCGCGTTGTAGCGCGGCCGGAACACCGTCTCGGTGCGCGTGTCTATCTGCTCTCCGCAGATCGAGTTCAGGGTCAGAAGGGTCTTGTTCAGGGTGAGCGCGGGCCTTCGGGCCGCGTCGAGCTCGGCCTTGTCTCTCGGGTCCCACTGCTTGTCGCCGCCCTCAACGAAGTCCTCGCACCGGACCGCCTTCTTGACGTAGTCCAGGTGCCCGGTATCGCGGGCGTAGACGTAGCGCAGCCACTGCTCCCGGGCTAGTTGGTGGTTTTGCGGCATTTTTCCATTATACCTTACTTGGCCGCGACCACACTTAGCGGATGTATCTCGTTGTCGCGGGTGTACCCAGTCACGAGGTCGTTGAAGCCAGACGGTATTAGCCTGGTGGTCTCGATGGAAAACACGGACTCAACCTCCTTGACCCTGAACACGAAGTTCTCCGTGATGCTGGGCTCGGCCAGCACGAACGAGCCTCCGGTGATCACGAGAACCGTGCCGGGCGGATAGCTGGCAATCGCCGTGAAGGACAGGACGCCGCCGGCGAGAAACCACGTGCCGACCTTCGTCCCGCCCGAATCCGTCTCGTCGGGCTGCGTGTAGATCCCCCGCCCCACGCCCGCGTTGCAGGGAATGGATCCGGGACCGGGCAAGTCCACGATGCCTGTCCACACGGTGTAGGACTCGGGAACGGCGGTCGGGCTCTTGTGCTCCCCGTAGAACTCGCCGTCCTTGTCGTAGGAGGCGTTCCACACCTTCATCAGGTCCGCAGCGCCGTCGAACACCTGCGTGCCGTTCTTGTACAGCAGGCGGTTGTCCGTGCCGCGCGCCATCCACTCGGCGTTCTTCGACCACAGGTTGGCCGCCTCCACCGCCGTCGTCGTCCACTCTCCGTCGGTGTGCTTCCAGAAGGTGCCCTCGCGCCCGTCGCCGGCGAACGACGCGGTGATGGCGCCGCGGTCCTCCGTGCCCAGGTGCCTGACCGTCACTCCCCGGGGATCCAGCGCGTTGGTGGGGCCGCCAGCGGCGCTGTCGACGCTGATGTTGGAGAACCAGAGCACGCCGTCGAGCGTCACGTCGACCGCCGAGAGACGCGTCGGCGTGGCGCGGTTGTCGAAGTGGACGTCGGCGAAGGCGCCGTTCAGCCGAAAGGCGGGGATCAGCGTGTCGAACTGAGGAACATCCCCGCCGCTGTAGAAAGTCTGGTACTGAAAGGCGAAGGTCGGCGGCCCTAGGTCCACCAAGTCGGCGGCGTCCTCGTACGTGTCGGTCTCGAACGTCTCGGAGAGCGTGGTCCACAGGCGCGTGACCAGGTCAAACTCTCCCACGTACCGAACCCACCGCTCGTCCCCGAACATGTAGTGCTGGAACGACTCCTCGAACGGCGGGTGAATCTCCGAGGTGGAAATGCCCTCGATCGAGGCTATCACCTCTATGAGCAGCTTCTTGCTGTTGTACGGATTCATCGTCTGCCGCCACTCGACGTCTCGGACGACATACGACGGCACCAAGATCCAGTTGACGCTTACCTCGGCCCCGGGCGGGTCGCTGCCCAAGTCGAAGCTCCGCGGCTTGAATCCGTGCTGGATTGTCGTCTGGTAGTTCCCGCCGCCGAGGTCAGTCACGGAGACCCCGAGGGCGTCGAAGTAGGACGTCGGGAACGGAATGTCGAACGACTCCCAGGCCCCGGTCTCGCTTGGCGGAACCGGCGGAAGCCACTTCGCGCCGTTGGCGATCCTAGTCAGCGAGCTGTCGAACTCCCCCGGAGACCAGATGAGGGCCGCGTAGTCTCCCTTCTTCGACAGGTTGCCGTGCCTTCGCCGAAAGAAGGAGTAGGCGGGCACCGCCGCGGGCATCATGTGCGCGAAGACGACTGACTCGTTCCCGGGGCGGTGCCTGAGGGTGATGTCCTCGGGGACGGTGCCGACGGGAAACGCGTCCTCGGCGGCGTACGCAGCGGCGGGGATGGAAAGGGCGGCCTTGCCGTTCTTCGAATACTCCGCGGGCTCGACCTCGGACTCTCCAAGGGTCGTAGTGGTGTCGCCAATCAGGAAGTCAGAGGAGGGACCGAGCCCTTGACGAAACTCGTCTGCAAACGAAGACGAGCCCGTGTGACCAGAGACCTCTCTGTATCCCCAGGTCGCCTCGTACTCGCCCGCGGTGATCTTCATCCAGTCCCCGAACCGGGACGACTGGACCCAGACCGTGACCCCGCTCTCGGGGAAGAAGGTCCGGTGCATCCGCGGCAGGTTGAGGTGCACCCTGAGCTTCGTCAGCGCAGCGAGCTTGCGCCCGGCGTACTTCGCCCACTTCTCTCCGCCTGCCTGGATGCTCCTTCTCAGCATAACTCGTGACCTCGTGTCCTATTCGTGTCCAACTCGTGTCCACTCATGTGGTTGATCCGGCGGGATAAAACCGAAAAAGACACGAGGTCACGAGTTTTTTTTACTTTTTAAGAAGAAGAAGAAGAAGAAGAAGAAGAATATATATATAAAAGGTAGAAAATCTCGTGTCCGTGACTTTTCGCCCAAGTACTTGATTTCTATCAATACAGGGGGACACGAGTTTTAAAAAGGTCACGAGATTTGGCCGCATTTTTAGGTTAGTGGACACTAACTTTGTCCGAATCAGGCCGCCATTGACCCTCCGGAGGGCCCCCGAGCCAGCCTCCGGACCTTCTCCTCGACCGTTTTCTCCCGCTTTGCCCCCCGGTAGACCGGCGGCTGCGGCGGCGCGCGGCTCACGACCAGGGTAACGGCCCAGGCCAGCGCGTCGACTATGTCGTCGTGGATCCCGGACGGGAACCGCAGGAGCTCCTTGGTGGCAGCCTCCAGCCAGGGCGACGCCCGCGGGAAGGTCACCTTCCCGTTCTGCATCCGGCCCTGGAGGGGCCCCGCCCGGACCGACTTGTCGGTCAGGGGCTTCTGGACCTCGAACGTCGGGTACATCCGGCGCTCGCGCATCCGCTTCTTCAGCAGGGCGGACATCGTCCGCCAGATCTGGCCGTCCTCCGCCCCCAGGGCAATCACGCCGCTGCCGTTGAGGCCCCGTCCCTTGTGGCGCTCCCACATGTCCAGCATCTCCTCGACGATCTTGGCGGAGTCGTTGGTCTTGAACCGCACCATCTCTATGATGTGCGCGACGTCATTGTAATCCAAAGCGATCGTGACACCCACGTTCCAGTCGTTCTGCCGCTTCTCGCTGATCGCGAAGTCCCAGGCCTGGTAGATGTGGGTGAACTTGGTGTCCACGTGCTCCGTCCGGGTGACGATCATCTCCTTCGTGAAGAAGGCGCCCTCGTCCGGCACCGGGTCCTGCTGGTACAGCGCGGCCCAGTACCGCAGGCCGATCGTGCGCTTGATCCTGGCCAGCGCCTCCGCGTCGTATCGCGCCGCGTGTAGGGCCTCTCCCGCCACCCGGTACTGCTCGTCCTCCACGGCGATCGCCGGGTACTTCACGATCTCGAACTGGTCCGCGTCTGGGTCGTCCTTCATGGCCTGCTGGATCCGGCCCGCCAGGTCGTCGTCGTGCCAGCATGTCTGGATGACCAGCACGCCGCCTCCCGGCGCGAGCCGGGTGTAGGCCGTCGACGTGTACCAGTTCCAGATCTTCTGGCGCTGCTCGAGGCTCTCGGCCTCCTCCGCGTTCTTGATGGGGTCGTCGATCACCAGGATGTGCGCGCCCTTGCCCGTGATCGGGCCTCCTATGCCAGCCGCGACATATCCGCCGGCTCCGACGCCGGTCGGTGACACCAGCTTCCACGCCTCGGCCGACTGGATCTCCGGGTCGATGATGGCTCCCGGGAAAAGCGTCGTGTACGGTTTTGAACGCACAATATTCCGGGTCTCGCGCGAGAACTCCAGGGCGAGCGAGATGTTGTACGAGCAGGCGATGATCTCGAAGTGGTTGTAGTGCCCCAGCGCGAACGCCGGGAAGGTCTTCGTGGCCAGCTGGGTCTTCCCGTGCCGCGGTGGCATCAGGATCATGAGCCGGGGAGACCTTCCGGCCGCCACGTCGGCCAGGAACTTCTCCAGGCGGGTGCAGATGTCCCGGTGGACCCACCCCGCCTTGTACCGCGGGTGGAACTCCTGCACGAACTCGATCAGCCGGCGCCGTGAAAGCTCGCGCCTGGCCAGCTCCTTGGTCGCCGCGTCGACCTCAATCGCGTGCTCCTCGATCTTGGGCTCCAGCGCCTCCCGTGCGCGCACCTTCCGGCGGTACGTGCGGTCGTGCACCCGCTTCCGGGCGATCGCCTTGAGCTCCTTGCGCTCCAGCCGCAGGACCTCCCGCTTCACCCGGTGATCCTCGACCTTCTCCTCGAGGGTGGTGGCGTTCCGGGTCACGTGAGACTGCACCCGGAGGCACGATTTGCACGTCGGGTGGCGCCTGTAGAACAGGTTGGAGTGCTTGACCTCGTTGCAGACGTCGCACTTCTTCTCCCACTGCTCCAGTTGCGTGTCTATAGACACTATTCCGCCTCTTTTTTGGTGTCTATAAGCACAAACTCGCCTTCTACGACCCTTCCGCGCGAGATTTTGTACAATTCCGCGTCAGAAAGGGCCTTCAGGGCCTCCGCGGTCTTCGGATCGACCCCGTGGAGGTGCTTTTTGACCTCCGGAGCGTAGTGTCCGAGCATTTTCCCGATCTCGGACCATGCCCGGACCATCGCCTGGGGGTCGGCGAGGAGCTTGGCCATGTCGGCAGCCTCCTTCAGGCCCTCCAGGATCTGCTCTTTCGTAATCCCGGTGGCCTTGGCCAGCTCCGTGCGTGCCTCCTGGAGCGCCTCCTGCACCACTTCTGCCTCCTCGACCTGCTCGCCGGCTTTGTCCACGTCCGCGTACCCCGCTAGGATGGCTGACTGCTGCCTTGTGGCCCCTCTCTCGCGATTCGCAACGTAGGCGGCCTGGCGCGCGTTGAGTTCCTTGCGGCGCCTCTTGACTAGATCGTTGTCCATTCACCTCATTGTACCTGGAAAATCAAAGGCCCGGACGAGATGCATAGTGCAGCAGTTGGCACTATCCCAGAGCAAGTTGACTTTTCAAAATTCTCGCAAAAATTTTCGCACTATGACACCCTCAGTGGTCCTCTCCGCGTCGTCCCGAAGCTACCGGCCCCACTTCGGATTCGGATTCTCGCGCGGAGAAAGCATGCTTACAGCGCACACCGCCGCGTACTCGCGAAGTCTCCCAGCGCTCGGCGATGAAGCCGCCTCGCGCCCCGTCCCTGCGCCACGCATCACGCAGTTCTCGATGTCCAACCATGATAGGAGTTCACACCATGAACCAGACTCACGTTGAGACCATGAAGCTTGCATCGGCGCAGCACGGCACGAAGGTCAACACCGCGGCGCGCGTCGCCACGGAGCAGACCGTCATCGCGGTCAAGTGCGGCGGCGCGTACATCCTCGGCTTCCTGCGCCACGCGATCTTCGGCGCCAAGAAGTAGGTAGCACCATCGCGAGGGCCTTCGGGCCTTCGCGCGTTGCACCCGGCCGCGAGGGGGCGAGGGGTCACGCTCGCCTTACTCGCGCGCCGTCTTCGCACTCGTTGTTCCCGCAGTTCTACGCGTTTTTCAGGAGATCGACATGACTGGCACTTCCGTAGTTCGCAAGTCCACACCCATCCCCGGCCACGGCGGCATGTGGCGCGACGGCATCCGCCCGGACGCCACCACCAAGAAGGACATCGCGGCCCTCGCGAAGTCCGAGGGCCAGATCCCCGACGGCATCCCGGTCGTCGTCCTCTGGAGCGGCGAAGTCCTCCTCGAGGACTGCTTCCGCCTCAAGCTCTCGGGCAAGAGCAGCACCCGCACCAAGGCCTACGACATCACGGTGTTCGACGTCAGCGGCCCGCGCTGGGTCAAAGTCGGCGACATGAGCTTCCCGCTCTTCGGCGACGCCAACGGCTACGTCGATAGGCCGGTCACCTTCCGTGGCCGCACCTACACCGTGCGCCTGTTCCCGGCCACCGACCGCAAGACCGGCAAGCGCTTCATTGGCGCTCGCATCCCCGAGGTCGTCCGCGGCCTCGAGGAGTCGAACGTCCCCATGTAGTTCTCGGCCCAGAGCG